CATGGTGTAAAATGAAAGCAATCATTGCAAGCGTTGTGTTTACCTCTCTTTGCCTTCCTGCCTTGGCGCAGGAGACGCAATCACAGTTAGATTCCGGCCTTGCCGCCATGGGCCAGGCGCAGGCTCAAGACCAGGCGCAGGCGCAGGCGCAGGAACAAGCGCAGGAAGAGGCAGAGCAAAGAGCTGAAGCCCACCAGGAGGCGATTGCGGCGGCTGAACAGCGCAAACGCGACGCCGCCAATGCCGCAGCTCAGGCTGAAGCTGAAGCCGACAAAAAGCGAGATCAGAATTTCCAGGATCAGGAAAGGCAGATTTTGCTAGAAGAGCAGCAAATCCAAATCCAGAAAGATCAGACTGACGCAAACCGCGAAAATGACCAGATTAACGCCAATCTGGCGGCGCAGCAGGCGCAAACCAATGTGACCCAATCTCAGGCGAATTCCACCAATATCACGGCTCAGGCCAATGCCACCGCCACTGTTGATGTGGCCAAGGGCGCTCAGGATTTGATGACTGACACGGGCAAGGCCAAGATGAAAAAAGCCAGCGGATTTTTGGGCATGGGCGGTGGAAATTGACCGCCCAACTTTTCATTGATCTTGAAATTATTGGAAATGCAATATTGCTCGGAATAAACGGCGCATTGCTTTTCAAACAGCAAACAAGCATCCACAGATTGGATAGTTTGATTTATCATGTAAATCTTAAATCCAAATTATTGGATGCAAAAATTTAGGTGAATATGAATCTAGGGCCTTACAAAGGCCCTTTTTTCATGCTTGGCGCAGTAATTACGGCCTATGCGCTTTTCACCGCAAAACCTGAAATCTGGTTTTTTTGGATCACCAATCGGCCAACAACAGCCTGTTGATTTATCATATTCCGGGATCACGTTGATTAAATTTTTATCCGGTACAGAAGGCGGTTTGATCAGAAAAACAGGTTCAATAGGTTTTTGTGCAATCGGTTTTGATACAATCGGTTGTTTGATAGTTTTTATCTTTTCAGGTTCTTTTTTTTCTGTTTTGACGAAAATCGGGGATACTCTGGCGGACAGACCTAGACGTTTTGCCTTTTTGTAAATTGCATTTGTTGGCGTTGGCATCTTTTTTTCAGCCATGATTTTTGCAATTTGCGCGCCCGTGAATTCTTGATTCCAAAGCTGCTTCAACAATGCAATTTTTTCTTCGCTCCATAGTTCATTTGTCATTTTTCAAAACCCTGCCGCATTGCTTGCATGTTTCACCAAATTCCAAAAAAACACATTCCGGGCATAAGTCTAGATTTGTCGAAAACGGTTTAAATTCAGCCGCAGCACGATTTATAGAAGCAGTGTTTGGTTTTGGATTATATCGGCGCCGATTTTTCATGGTTTGATTTCTCGAATTACAACCTTAGTTTTTTGTTCTGCGAGTGTCTTGACTTGGATATGATGAATTTCGCTTATCAAGTGTTCGGGATCGTCGCCGGCAATGATGCCAAGCCCATATGGATGGCGATGGCTTCTTGGTTGCAAAACGTCCAAAATACCTTTTAACGATCCGACGATGTTGTCATGGTCAGGTTCCTGGATACCATACCGGAAAACCTTTACATGGGCTTTAGGGATCGGCTGCGGCGGTCCTTGGCCTATGGCCTGAGCTACCTCCTGACTGAGAGCATGGATCAATTGAGATTGCTTTGCCCAATGGAGCGTTTTTTTTCGATTTGGCAGCATCAATGGCTTTTTGAGAATGAAGCTGTAATCCCCGATATGTGGCGGTTCTGGCGCGGTATGCTGCGCCTGGCGACGTTGATAGTCCCGAAGCCAGCTCTCATCAAACCCCTTCACCGGCCTTTTCCCTGCGCTTTTCGATCCGCTTTCCAGTTGCAGATTTGGAAAGGTCTATTGCCGATATAGACCAGCCTTTTTCCTTGGAAATTTCTTCAGCCAAAATCCAAAACCGTGATGGAATACCTCGTTTTTTCCAATGGCTTATACAAATCCTGGAAACGTTGAAGAGCTTTGCGGCATCTCCAGGTTCAAATCTTTCAAGAAAAGATTTATGGTCCATTTTGGATGTTTCCATTTTTTGGCGGATTTACATTTTAGCAAGAAAATTTGGAAATGTCCATTTTGGATTGCGCTATCGTAAAAAAAAGAATATCGTTGCTTCCCTCGAACAACTGAGAGTCTAAAGCAAGCATTTGTCATAATGCGTTGAAAGGTCTCCATATGTTGGAAAATATAGACGACGAAATATCTGATTCCGATAAGAAACAGATAGAAGAAATACAATCAAAAATGGAAATGGCTTTAGACAATGCAATTGACGATCTTGAGCTGGAAGGTGTGTGCATCATGTGCCTCTACCAGGCGGAAGTCGGATTGAGGATGGCGCATATATCCAACATCCACAAAAAATTTCTGGTGGAAGCGATGAAAGTTTGGATCAGCAAACAGGAATCTCTGGATGAACGAGATAGCATCAATTGATTCTGAAAAGCCTGTATCTCTGCTGAACATCATAGCGGAAGCGGCGAGAAATCCAGATACAAATATCGCCAATCTCCAAGCGCTTTTGCAGATGCAGCGTGAGGTTATGGCTGACCAGGCCAAGATTGCCTTTGCCCGCGCCGAATGGCGGTTGAGGAAAGACCTTCCTCAAATTCCAAAAAACGGGACCATTGATCTTGGATCAAAGGGGAAAATCAAATTCGCCCGTTGGGAAGATATGGCTGAAGTCATCCAACCGCTCATGGATCGTGAGGGATTCACGCTGTCGTTTGATACCGAGGAGCGCGCCCGCGACGGCGGGGGAAGCATCGTCATTGGCACGCTGACGCATATAGACGGGCACCACAAGACAGCTCGGTTTAGCCTGCCCCTGGATAGCGGACCAGGCCGTAATAGCCTCCAGGCGGCAGGATCAACGCTCTCGTACGGCAAGCGCTACGTGACTGAGCTGCTTCTGAACATCGTGAGACGTGGGGAAGATGACGATGCTCATGCAGCCGGCATCCGATACATCACGGAAGCCCAGAAGAACGAGCTGGTTAACCTGATACGGGAAACAAAAGCAGACACGGTGGCTTATTTGCGGGCCATGGGCGTGAACAGTCTGGATGAAATTGAGCAGAAAAACGCGGCTGCGGCGTTGAACGCACTTCTTGCCAAAAAGACGAAAATGGGAGTTAAAAAAAATGAAGGAAATTCAAGTTGAACAAGGCAGCAATGAGTGGATTGCCGCCCGTCTTGGCCTGCCAACAGCCTCAAATTTTGAAAAAATCATCACGCCAGGCGGCAAGCTATCCACATCATCCAGGAAATACGCTTGTTTTCTAGCGGCTGAAAAAATCCTGAATCGCCAGCTCGAATCCCTGGATCATCTGGAGTGGGTCCAGCACGGAAAAATGCATGAGGAAGCTGCGGCTCAAAATTACGAATTTGTCCAAGACGTTAAAATCAGAAAATGCGGGTTTATAACTACGGATGATGGCCGTGTTGGCGCCAGTCCAGACCGTCTGATAATCGGTGCAAAAGGCGGGGTAGAAATTAAATGCCCAGCACCATGGACTCAGATTGGATATATCGTGGACGGTTTTGGCGATGCATATAAATGCCAAGTTCAGGGCCAAATGTGGGTATCTGAACTGGATTTTGTTGACCGCTATGCGTGGCATCCCGAACTGCCGCCAGCGCTACAGCGCACAGAACGAGATGAACCGTTTATCAAACTTATGTCAGACGCCATCACAAAATTTTGCGATGATCTTGATGAAATCATACGAAAAGCCAGATCATCTGGATTTTTCGAGGAACAAGAAAAAATATTAACGGCAGTCGATCAATCGTATCCATATACCTCATAAAATCGGGATTTGTGGGACTCAGGAGACTTGTGACGCAGCGTCGCGCTTCAGGCCGAAGTCGCGCAGCTTGATTTTGGCCATTCGGCCGTCATGGTGATGGAACACGATACCCTCAATATCCCTACCCTCAAGCCACCGTGCCAGGGCGGAGAAGTCGCGGGGTGGTTCTTCTGGCATAGCTAGAGAAGAGTGAGGTATGAGGCAGTGCCGGTCATATCGCTCTGGGTTTCCCTGCACCTTTGGACCGACAAGCTCATATGTGCCATCCGCAACCGTGATGGAAAACGCCTCTCGATGCAAGGCATCCTCCGGGCCTTCACCAACCGGCACCCAACCAACGGTTTTTCCCGTTTCCATGTCGGTTCCGGCACTTTCAAAGCCATCCGGCGCAGGCTGTCCCGGCTTCAGCTCACGTCGTTTGAATAGGATGCCATCACGTACCATACAGCAGGTGCCGTCAATCTTTCGCGTGGCAATACCCTCTCCGGCAAAGACCCAAGCGCAATCGGGGTGAGGCTTATCCACCACGCGGCTGCGGTCGCCGTTCCAGTCACGCTCAAAAATGGTTGGGATTTTCTTCATCTCAGCTCCGGGGGTTAGGTGGACTCGCGCGAAGCGAGGTTTTCAAGGGCGGTAATCCGCGCCTCTATGGCGCGATGGATACGCGGCGCACGACGCGGCAGTTCAGCCAACCCTGTACCGAGTCCGTCAGCCGGGATTGCCACATTTCGGCCCGAGATGAGCGCATTCTCCATCGCATGGAAGGCGCAGATAATTGGATCGCGGACCTGGAAAAGCTCCGCGTCATCATCTGTGAAATAGTCGCGTTCTGCACGCCCAGGCCTCCACTTGGTAGGCACGCCAATGGCATTCGGCTCGCCGCGCATGGCCTTAGCTTGGCCGCCGAGGCCTGTTCTGGCGATGTTGTCGCCAAAAACAAACAGCGTTTTGGGATCGGCGCGCACCATCTCCCGCGTGACGTACTGCAATCTGATGACTTTACCAGCAGGCATCGCGGACTCCGGGCGGTTGTGGGACTCAGGGGTTAATTAGGCTTCTGGCCAAAAATCTTCGGCCATGATCTTCTCAAACGACCAAGGGCAATCGGCCGGAAATGTGCTTTCAGCAAGTCCGGTTTCGGCCCCGGCCTCGATAATGGCGTTGCCGTAGGCGTCCGCGATAGCTTCAGAGAGCTTGCTTTTCAGGCTGGGATTATCAGCCAAATGACGACGCAAATCGCGGCGCTGAATTTTTATGGTGGCTTCCCAGCTTGAGCCGCGCCGCTTTGGCTGAAAGCGCCATTTGAGAAGGTGCAGGAGGAGGACCGCAAGACGGCTGGTAAGTTCGCGCTTTTCGGTTTTTCCCATGCTCTCTATCTCTTCAGCGATGTGTTCAATGTCCGCCTCGGAAAGTTTTCCCGCTCGCAGAAGCCCGGCCTGTTCATTGGCCCAAGCATAGAAATCTTGGTCATAAAGGCGGGCGCTCATGGTGTCATCTCCATTGTAAAGGCGATACGAGGAGAATCCTCATAAAGTCTGTTTACATCAGTCCATCAAACCTGTAAATAAATAAAAATGGGCATCGGCCCTAATATGTCAGGAAATTGGTGTTTAATAAGTTATGACAGATTGTGACCGTCCAATGGTGGGTTACGCGAGGATTTCGACCGGAGATCAGAAGCTCGATTTGCAGATTGACGCGCTGGCAAAATTCGGTGTTCCGCGTGACCGAATTTACACTGACCAAGCAAGCGGGGCGAGCTTCGACAGGCGCGGCCTGAAGGCGGTTTTGAAAGCCGTTCGGGGCGGCGACACTCTGGTTGTGTGGAAGCTCGACCGGCTGGGCCGCTCTCTTTGCGAGGTGGTTGGGCTGCTTGAGCGCCTCGAAAAGCGGGATATAAAGCTGGTAAGCATCACAGAAAGCCTCGACGCCAGGACGCCCATGGGAAAGGCCATGCTCCACATTCTGGCGGCGATGGCGCAGCTAGAGCGTGACCTGATCATCGAGCGGACCAAGGCCGGGCAAGCCGCCAGCCGAGCGCGTGGCAGGGTGCCTGGCCGGCGGGAAAAGATGACGCCTGAGATTGAGGCAAAGGTTGAGTCTCTCCTTGCTGAGAGTCCGCCCTTGGCGATGAACGAGATTGCTGAACTGATGAAGCCTCACATCAGCCGAACCAAGTTTTTCAACTGGAAAAAGGCTAGGGATGAACGCTTGGCCACAGACAGAAAGGACGAAATATGAGCCTGGAAGCAAGGGGTGATGAGGGCAACGATACCTATGGCCCGGATGAGATAGATGAGATACTGGCCGAAGTTCACGAGGAACTTGAGGCCGGCGCCACATCGGCGCGTATTCACGAGATTGCAGCCAAGCATCCCAGCCTTCAGGACATCATACTCGCGTTCGTTGGACAATGGGCGGTCTCACCTGGCAGCGATCTAACCGACGACATGCCCCTGACAGATGGAACCCGCAAATGAGCACCGATAGTTCACACGCCTGCGCAACCGCGATTGCCAAGGCATTTTTCGCAGACGTGAAGGACCGCAACCTCGATGCGGGCGATACACTCGTGGCCCTGGAGTCATTTCTGACCATCGCCGTGATCTATGTCGGAACCTCCATCGGGCAACCTGACATCCGTCGCTATGCGCAAGAAATCCTCGACACCATGACGGATCGAGCCATGGGCCGGATGAACGATTATCTGGAGAATGGAGCCACCAAATGAGCCTGTGGAAATCTATTGAAACGCTTCCCGATAGCGAGCACCATCGCGGGTTTTTCGTGATCGCACCATATCCGTCAAGTGGCGGCTGGAGCGACCCATGCTTTACGTGGAAGGCGCCTGACGGTTCTCTTCCGCGCTGGCATCACCCTTTCCCGCCGACTCACTGGCTGAAGCTTCCCCCGCTACCAAAGACAGAAGGATCAGACAAATGAGCATCAACCCCGACCACATTAGCCCAGCGGCCATTGAGCGCGTGGCTGAGGCGCTGATGAAGAATGATGCGAGATATAGTTTTTGCGAGTGGCGCCACGTTGGCAAGAAAACTCAAGACGCATTTCGGTCAGACGCTTTGGCGGCAATCATCGCTTATGAAACCGCACTGAGAATGGAGTCCAACCAATGAGCGAAGAATTAGTCAAAGTATGGTCTGCAATAAACAAACGCAAGATCGAAGGCCGACAGATATACCCGGATCCTATGGGTGATGCTTTCTTAGCTGGATATAATAGCGGCATCGCAACCGCCTGCGCGGAAATCAGCGCCCTCATTGCTGCCTCTAAAGTTGAAGTAACAAAGATAGATGGAGCCGACAAATAAGCACATGTTTTTTGAGGATGATGAGACATGCTGGCAATATCATGTTCCATCATCGGATCACATCAATATTCATCCGTACGTTTTGCACATTTGGCGCAAGCAAGATTTTGAAATGCCCATGCCTCCGGTGGAGATGGTCTAGCAGAAATTTAAGAACATCTTTCTAATTAGTATTGCATATTCATCTACGATGTGGTTTATTAACAATGTCGATGGAGGTGCGGAATGCCAGATCAAATACCTGAACTGACACCTGTTTCCAGTACGCATTTGGATGCGGTTGGATATGATTCAGCCTCACTAAAGCTGTATGTGAGGTGGAAAGATGGGCGGGTATCTAGCTATGACAATGTTCCTGCATCAATCGCCAGTGACCTTCAGAACGCGCCTAGCCCCGGAAAGGCTTTCAATTCCTTGATACGCGGCAAGTATTCTCATCAATACGTGGAGAGTTGAAATTGAGTATCATTTCGAAAGATGGAGATTTTGGATTAACTATAGAAGAATTGCGAAGGAGATTAGATTATGATCCTAAAACTGGAATTTTTAAATGGCGTCGAAATCCAGACATGGGACCAAGATGGAATGGACGTTTTCCAGGAAAGATTGCAGGATATATAAATTTGAGAGGTTATTGTTTGATAAATTTGAGTCACAGAGATTATTTGGCTCATAGGCTTGCTTGGTTTTATGTAACAGGAAGGTGGCCTGAAAATCTAATAGACCATAAAAACAGTGTAGTTAATGACAATCGTTTTGATAATCTACGAGAAAGCACGCAGTCTCAAAATATGATGAATAGAAAACCAAAAAAAGATTGTTTGAAAGGCGTATTTTGGGACAAAGCAAGAAATAAATGGCGTGCGTCAATTCAGTCTGGAGGCGTGTCAAAATATCTTGGTAGATTTGATAAAAAGCAAGATGCTTACAAGGCGTATTGTGAAGCAGCAGAAAAGTATCACGGACAATTTGCGAGGCTTATGTAATGACTAAATTGGCTAAAAAGACTGGACCCCTAAAGGCTTGTATCTATACAAGGGTAAGCACTGTGGGGCAAACTACAGAAAATCAAAAGAGAGAGCTTGTTGAGGTTGCAAAAAAACGCGGCTGGGATGTCGTGGATGAATACACAGATCAGGGTATCAGCGGGGGCAAGGGCCGCGAAGCGCGGCCGGGTCTGAATGCTATGCTGAAAGCGGCTGATGCGGGGGAATTCGATATTATCCTAGTTTGGGCAATTGATCGTCTTGGCCGATCTCTGGTTAATCTAATTCATACACTACAGGATTTAGACTCGGCTAAAGTGGGACTTTATCTGCACAATCAAAATATTGACACAACTACTCCATCTGGACGTGCGCTTTTCCAGATGCTAGGCGTTTTCGCGGAATTTGAGCGCTCCATGATCCAGACACGCATCAAGGCTGGTCTGGCACGCGTCAAAGAGGAAGGTCGCCGTCCTGGACCCAAGGGCATTGAGCATAGCGATCCTGAGCGTTATCGCCGTGTCGTGGAATTGCTGGCCAACGGAACGCGCCCGTGGGTTGTTCATAAGACTACTGGAACAGGACACTCTACTGTCCTGAGAATCCGTGATGAATTGAGAGCCGCAGCAGAATAATAATGGAGGGATGTCAATGAAGGACATATCTAAAATTCAAACGATTGAAGAATTTTGGAAGGCGTTCAAACATGAGGTTTTGGAAGGAGAGGAAAAACCTCATGTTGATTTAATTAGATCAATATTTTTCACGGCATGTAGTGTAATGTATGCCATGACAAAATTCAACGTTTTTGAATCTGGAAAATCCATGCCTGAGAAAATCGAATTCATGAAGTCAATTGAGAAAGAGATACGAGAATTCAATATTGACTTAGATGAATATGAAACCGATCAGATAAAGCACTGAGGAAATCATGCAGATTTTGAAAATTGTGATCCAGGGAGTCGGTGAGACGATTATGCTCCGATTCAATTCCAAGGAATTGGCAGAAAAATATCGTGAAAAAATTCAAGATGCATGTAATCCAAAAGATGGCGTTTATCCTGGAAACGTATATGTCGAAGATGATTTCGGATTTTCTGTATATGTTCCTCCTTATGGCGTTTTGCTGATGATGATGATTGATTTTGAGAAGGCCATGGAAGGAGATGCTGTCTGGCAGTACAACCAGAAGAAAATCCAGGAGCGCACAATCAATCGCCTGATGGCTGAATCTCCTATTATTCACAAGGCGTTCCAGTAGATTTTCCTTGATGGCTATGGAGATGCCTTGATAATGGCCGAAAATGGCCTCCAAATCTGGAAAATGGCTCAAGGCATTCTCGAAATTCATATCTAATCTACGGATTGACAGTAAGGAATCCGTAGCTGAGTCGCCCGAAGAGGGTACAAAGCTTGAATTATGGGAAAGCCAACAAAGAGCATTGGACTTCATCGGCAATGGGCTGGATGAAGATATCCATATTTTTCTGATACTTAAATCCCGGCAGCTCGGAATTTCCACAATAACTCTGGCCATTTTGCTGTTCTGGCTGGCCATTCATCCCCGAATTTTCGGCGCCCTGGTCATAGATAACGACAAAAACAGCCAGGCTTTCCGGGATATTTTGACGCGATATATGCGAAGCTTTCCAAAAGACTATTTTGGGAAAGCATTCACGATTACCAAAAATAACTCAGCGTTCCTGGAATTTTCCAATGGCTCACGTCTGGATTTCCTGGTTGCTGGCAAGTCAAAAACCACATGGGGTGAGTCCCGCGCCTATACCGTGGCGCTGCTATCAGAGGTTTCCAAATACGGTCGTGTCGAGGGCATAAATTCCTTTTTGGAAACTATGTCTATGACTAATCCTGACCGCCTCCTCATCATGGAATCAACCGCACACGGCCAAAATCACTGGCGTAGCATGTGGGATGATGCCGGGACTGATATATACGTCCAGCGCCGTCTATTCGCTGGATGGTGGAGCAAGCCCCTAAACCGGATTGAGAAAAAAGACCCAAGATTTAAAGTTTTTGGGTCATCTGGTCCGTCAATTCGTGAATCCGAAAAAATTAAAGAGGTGAAGGAAGCCTATGGGTGGACTATCAGTCAAGAACAGCTTGCGTGGATTAGATGGAAAGAATCAAACAAGACCGTATCCAAGGAAATGCTGGATGAAAATCAGCCTTGGACAGAAGATGATGCATTTGTTTCCACAGGTATGTCATTTTTCCAAATCAGAAAAGTCACCGATGATTTGGAGCATGCTCGGAATATACCATCCCTATGGTACAGATATTACCATGGAAACAGCTTCATGGCCTCAAAATGTGAGCAAATCGTCACGCCAGAGCGCTACAATGAAGTTGAATTGAGGGTATGGGAAGAGCCAGTTCAGGGCGCCAGGTACGCAATTGGTTTCGATCCGGCCTATGGAAGAAATGACAACGCGGACAATTCCGTAATATGCGTGGCGCGGTGTTTTGCGGATAAATGGGTACAGGTCGCGGAATACGCCAGCAATAATCATACGGCGGGGCAAGCTGCATGGGTCATGGCTCATCTTGCTGGCTGGTATTCAAACTGCATAGTTAATCTGGAAATCGGCGGGCCAGGAGATCAGGTGATGATGGAGTTGAATTCTGTCCGTCAGCAGCTCCGATCAGAAGAGTATCAGAAGGCGATGAATATGCCTCCTGGAGCCACGAATTTCTTGGAAACAATGCGGTGGTATCTCTATCACCGGCCTGATTCCATGGGTGCCGGGTTTGTCTATAACTGGCAGACCAGCGTTCGCACGAAATTCCGGCTATTGGGTGGGTTCCGGGATAGCCATGTCACAGATCAAATCGTGATCCATTCCGTATTCTGCCTGCGGGAAATGTATGAGGTTGTCCAGGAGGGAGCCGAAATCGGAGCGCCTGGCGGTCTGCACGATGACCGCGTATTTGCGGCGGCATTGGCGGATGAGTGTTGGAAAAGCTGGATTCGCCCGTCAATGATTGCCCAAGGTCTTACATATGAACGGGCTATGAAAGCCACGGATCACGTACAATCAAAAGTGTCCGATGTCCTGAATAATAGCGTCATGCGGGCACTAAACGCGCCAAAACCAGAACCGCCGATCAACAAATTTTTGTCAGAACGCGGATTGGCATAGAGAAAGGAAAAACCCATGCCACGTTGGCCAGCTCAACAGACTGAGAATCAAGAGCAGGAAAAAGCCCATGCTCCTCCTTCATCTACTGAACCGTCTAAGTCATCATATAATTACAAGGAATTGAATCCAGAAGACGCGGAAACCAGATCAGGTCCGTATAACGGAGAGACGGTCATTGTTTCCAACAGCCCAAACCATATTGGATGCGCGGCGAAATGGAGGGCAACCAGGAAGTTAAAAGGCTGGAGATGGGTAAAGACTGGCGCTTGGGTAACGCCAGTTTTAAATGTCTCTGTTCCGTTTGAACCGTTATACTGGCGAATAGTTTCCAATTTGGAAGATTCGGAAAATTAACCATGAAATTCTGGATCAAAAATCGGTGTCAGAATTGCTCTCACACTTACCGCTTTCAAGCGACAAGTGATCTGGATGATGCGTCAGATGTCCCGGATAAAGAATGCCCTAGGTGCAATGCGGTTCAGAAAACCCGTGGGTTAGACATATCAGCCGGAAAAGCTCCGTCCATAGGAGGATCAAACACCGTCAAGGCGATGGATATGGCCGCGAATCTGGTCATGGAAGATCATGGCATGACGGACCTTTCCTCCGATGGACGAGAAGGTGCGATCATGGCCCCTAAGCTGCCTCCCGCCCAGCAGCAAAGAGCAGATGCGATGTTCGGAAATCACAAGATTGGAAACAATGCTATTAGCTCCAGGGTGAGAGGAATGGTTCAGGCCGCAGCGCAGGGCAAGCCGCTGGGGGCATTTGCAATGCCGTCAGACCCAAGAGCGCCAAATCCAGTTGAAATGGTCCATAGAGCCAAACAAAAGTTGCCTGTAACGCTCATAAACCCTCGACGGCCAGATGGGAGCGTAATCTCATGATTATCCCTGACAGAGACCTAGAAGAATGGCTGTATGAGATTATCAGGCAATGCACTCCGGATAATCTGGATCGTTTGCAGCGTGGGGCATTTTTCAGAAATTTGTACTTGTCTGGAGATGAGAATGGCGATGCTGCTATTTACAATAAGACGTTTGACAGCATTGAGGACTTGACAAGTTATATTTGCACCACAACCGATCTTCGATATCTTGTGTCCTATCCTGGCGGCGGTTCGGCATTACAGAGGGCACAAGCTGAAGCCATTGGCCATGAGCTTATGGATAATTCTAGGGCCACAGAGTTAGACACGCTCTTTGAAGAAGCCACGCGCTGGGCATTGGTAAAGGGAATTACCTTCATTAAAATGCTTTGGACGGTAAACGGTCTTGAGCCGCATCTGGTTATGCCGGAATTTATGGGCGTTCTCAGGGCTGATATAAATAGCCTGGATCAGCAAGAGGCATTTGTTCACTCCACATATCTGACACGGGATCAATTCAGGATTTTGATAAAAGATCATCCTGACTCAAAACGCATCTATAAGCGTGCAATCCAGTTTTCAGCGCAGACAAGATCAGCCGATGGTCCAGACCAGGCGGCAATGTTGAAACAGGTCATTGTAGGTGGATTTCAGCCATACCAGGGCGTGGGCGGCGTGGGCGCTGCAAACCCCCAGACAACAAACGGCATGGTACAATGGCTGGCCGGTCCCTACCCTTCTTTTGATCCCAAGATCATCACAGAACTTGTCCGCGTGGATGAGCTTTGGATACGCGATGATTCCAGGATTGATGATGAGGGACGGCGTGAGTGGAGTACATTTCAGCTCGTCGGAAATATTGTCCTGTTCGGAAAAGAGCAGCGCATGAATATTTTCGCTGATGCGATTGATCCGGCGAACAAGCAACTATCTAGAAAACCATTTGAAGCAAACCCATTGGCATTTAAACAGCCATTTGTCGAATTTTGCCCAAATAGATTGCAGAATTATTTTTGGGGAAGGTCTGAAGTCGCAAATCTTGCGCTTTTGCAGAGACAACTAAATAAGCGTGTGAATGGCATCAATGGCCTTCTACGACTCCAGGAACAACCACCTATCGCGTTCCTTGGCGGATCAGGAATGGATCAGGACAAGAAATCAAAGCTGACAAAACCTGGAGGATGGATGCATGATCCCGATCCAACAGCAAAGCCTCCGATTGTCCTAGCTCCAACTTTGCCACCCGATCTATGGACAAGCTTGCAACAGACAGAACGCCTATTTGATGTTATGACCGGGATGACACCGACACTTCAGGGATTGGCATCTCCGTCAGTCAGAAGCCATGGGCAAACGGGGCAACTGACATCCAATGCCACACCAAGATTTAAAACAAAATCCTTGAGAATTGAGCGTTCAATTCAGGCATGCGCTGGTCTATTGCTTGATCTTCTGAAAGCAAAATCCAGCACGCTTCTGACGGCATGGGTTATGCCTGAAAAGGAATTTTCTCAGGAACTCATGGCTAAATTGATTGATCCATCTGTTCAGCCTCCGGTTCCTGGCATGAAAGCCTATCAATTCTATATGCATGAAATACCGTATAATATTCGCGTATCCGTGGATGCTCATAGCTCCTCGCCGGCATTTGGCGATGAGGCAGAACAAAAAGCAATCTTGCTCAAGAAAGCAAATGCCATGTCGTCAACTCAATTTGTGGAGCAAATCAACCCACCAAATGCTGATGTGGTTATTGCAGAGGTTAAAACGGCGGAAGTTGCAGCGATTGCTGCAAAACAACAAGAAGCACAACAGCAAGCCATAATACCTCAAGGAAAAGGGAAAAAATAATCCATGAAAAATATCAAAAATAATGCTGAAATTATCAAACCGTTTGGAGATTACAAAACTCCTGGTCCAAATGAAAATGTCATAGCTATTTTACGTCAAACATTGGAAGAAGCTGAAAGAGGTGAAATTGTAGCCGTTGCAATTTCTATGATAAACGCGGCTGCATTTGTCGGATCACGATTTGATACGGGAAGTCGTGGTATGTCAGAACTTGTTGGAGCGGTGACAATATTGCAGCACGATCTTCTTGCTGATTGGAAATTCCACGAAAATGACGCCGGCTGAATTGGAATTAAGAGGACAGCTTTTATACGGTCGCCAATGGCAAACGGCGTTGGCGGAAAATGTTGGAGTCAATAGTGAGACTGTCACAAATTGGAAATTTGGAAGGCAAAAAATAAAGCCTAAGATTGAGAAAAAAATAAACGAATTATTGGCAAAACGTGAATTGATGATTCGAAGTCTCATCGCCACTGAATCTGGAAAAGAACATAAAACATCAGAAAAATGCCGCCAACATGCGGCATAATATAAGAGTACATCGTATTATTTTGACGATTTAAGAATAACAGAAATAGTAAAGCCACGCCGATATGGGCGGACACAACGGGACCGGGAAATCCGGTGTCCCCTCAATAGAGGAGTGTGGATCATGGCAAAGCGCAAAATGCACCGTGGCAAGCGCAAGTAACTGATTTACAGCCGCATGCTGTATCTCCCCAAAATCGCCGTTTTAAAGGATTTTCAACATGGCTCGTCGTAAAGGACATCGCGGCAAACGTAAGTAATCCAGCCGTGGAAAAAAATGCCCCCCTTTGATGGACAAATCCCCCCTGCTTTGGCTGGCCTATTAAGTGCCGGTGGAGGCGCTTCACCCGCTCCGGGTGGGGCGCCTGCTCCTGTTCCTGGGGCGCATCCGCCTCTTCCGCCTGGTCTGATGGGTGGCCCCCCGGCCATAGGTCCGATGATGGCGCCGCAAGGCAATCCGGGGAATGCTCTGGCTGCGGCATCAAAGGTCAAATCTGCCGTGACCCTGCTTCAAGAGGCCCTGCCCGCTATCCCTATGGGTTCGGATGTCCATAATGACGTATTGAAAGCTGTTGGTATGCTGGCCAAGCATGCTGAAAATCAGCCGGCAACAGATCAATCTCAGATTACCCAATTGATGGCGCTGATTCAGAGGCTTGCCACGCAACAGCCAAATGCGGCTCTCCAACGCATGGCGCAGCCCGCATCGCCAAATGCCCCGCCCGCTTTACCCCCACCCCCTGCGCCAATGCCTGGAGGCCCTGCTGGGGCGCCTGGCGTAGGTGCTGCGGCTTAACCAGGAGCGAAGACAATGCCCAAAGGTCCAGGCCCTTACGTCAATACGGTTCCCGCTGAAGGTAAAGACCCAATCCAGAAAATCGTGCCGTTCGATACCATGGGTATTGGAGCGAATCCTGCTGGATTGCCCGCTGGAGCTAGGAATGCTGGCATGGGATTGCAGCATTATGGCACCACTACTGACGGCACTAATGGGAAGGGCAACTGATAATGCCCGGCACAGATGATACCGTTGAAATTTCGGCAGGCGATTTGGCGCTCTACAAGAAAGCCGTGGGATTGCTCAACCAGCTTACGAGCGACAAATCCAATGGAATTCAAATCCAGAGGAAGCTGAAAGAGCTTGATCCATCCCTAAATCTTCCTGGTATTGATGTGGGCGATGCGGTTGTGGCGCCAATCCGGGAAGAACTCAGCGCCACGCAAGCCCAGCTAAAAGCTATCCAGGATGAGCGTGCTGCTGAAAAAGAAGCAGCTCAAAATGCCAAGATGGAAAAACAGATTCGGGATTCCATCTCAAGAGCGCAGGAAAAATACAAGCTCACTCCTGAAGCCACTGACAATCTTCTGAAGTTTATGAACGATAAGAATATTGCTGATGCGGAAATCGCCGCCCCGGCATATATGGAAACCCTTCCCAAGCCCCCGGCGCCTATGAAGCCGAATGCCTATGCTCCCCAGCATGCTCATCTGTTTGGGACTGGCGATGACCGTGGCACGGATGAAAATATCGCAGCACTGCATCGTGATCCGGTGAAGTGGTTTGATAATGAAGTGATGAAGATTCTCAATGAGGACGCGGCCAGCGCCGCATAGGAGATAAACCGTGTCACAGACATTCTTCACGAGCGGTGTATCTGGCGGGTTGATGCCCGGTGGCGCGCTTGGCCAGCAACTTACGAACATAACTAACCGGGCTGTAATTCCTTCCTTATTCGTACAGATTTATCAGTCTCACCCTTTGCTGAGTTTGCTTCTTTCAAACGCTCAGTCAGCAAGAGGTGGTGCATCGCAAATCACCGTTCCGACTCAGGGAAGCAGCTTCACTACCTTCAATTGGGGTAGCTTCGCGGGCGACTTCCCGATGCCGGAAGATCAAGCGGCGATCAATGATGCCAGTTTTAATTTGAAAATCGGCATGGTCCCGATTGGCTTCTTCAACTTGGAAGCCATTGTGCAATCCTCGGATGTGATTATTCCCAAACTTCGCGCTGTAACGGCGGATGCTGCGGTAGTTATTAAGCAAGCCATCGCGCAAAGCCTGTTCACGAATAATACCGCCAATCTGAATGCTCTCGACAGCCTATATATGGCCTATGACAACGGCACAAATGTTGCCAGCTATGGTGGTATCAGCAAGTCAAATTCTTTCTGGCAGGGTCAATATTATCCGAACCAGGGCGGCATATCGAATATCGCTTCCCGTGTCGGCATGGCCACGATGCTAACCCGTGTGCAGACCGGCGCGGGCGGTGAAGATGCCGATTTTGCCGTTATGAACCCCGCAGATTGGTCAACGCTCATGGCGGATTTCATGGGATTTGAGCAATACCAAACCAATCCGCGAAGCCGCTATGGCAAGGGCGATGTGGTGAATTCTGGTTTCCGGGCCATCCAGGTTCTAAATACGCCGATCTTCCCCGATCCGTGGTGCCCGCGAGGGGAGATGTACATCATCAACTCGCGCTATCTCGCTATGTATATGTCCGAGGCCGCTCCGTTCATTTTCACGGGCTTTGAATCAATGATTCCGCTTGGCCAGCTCGCCAGCATCGGCGTTCTGCTCACGGCTCTTGATCTGGTCTGTTCCAAACCCTCTTCCGGCGCCCACATTACCGGCCTTGCCGCCCCGGCCTGGCCAAATGTTCAGGGGCCTCCGGCAGTGCTGTGATCCCATGACCATTTTTCAGGAGATTTAGGAAATGCCTATTCGCTTTGGCGGTCCTGGTGTCACAAACACCCTAGCGGACCTCACTTCTAACCAGTTTGCCCTCCAGGCAGGCGGTGTATGGACGCCGCCCGCAAATGGATACTGGGCCGTTCTGGGGCGTTATACTCAGCTCCAGCAATATGATCCCATTACCACAACGTGGATTCCAGTTTCTGGACCAAAGAAAGCGGTTTTCTTTTCCGCCGATGGCGTGAATCAGCGTCTTGCCAATACCAGCGGTTGCGTGACTGGTGCTTATCTGACTGCGGCTGGCTCCGGCTATACCTCTGCCCCCACTGTCACCACCACCACTGGCGCCACTCTTTTGGCGATTGTCGGCGGTGCGGTGAATACCACTGTGACCGTGGCTTATGGCGGCAGCAATTATACTCAACCGCCTGATGTTTTCTTCTCTGCGCCGCCTTCGCCTGGCGTGCCTGCCACTGGCTATGCCACCATCTCTGGCGGCGTTGTGACAGGCGTTACTGTCACGAACCAAGGCGCCGGATATACTTATCCTCCCACGGTTTCGTTCTTCAATGATCCGCGTGATACCACTGGCGCCAATGCCTCTGCTATTGCCACCCTGACCGGCGCCGGCACTGTTACTGCGGTTTTGGTGACAAACCACGGCAACCCCACCACTTCCGTTCCCACCCTCACCTTCTCCGGTGGCGGCGGTTCTGGTGCGGCGGCGACGGCGATCATGAATTTTGCCATCACCGCTTTTGGTATCAGCACCGCTGGCGCCGGATACACGGCGGCGGCTGGTTTTGTCACCCTGAGCGCCACCCCGACTCCGGTGGCTCTTGGTACGGCATCTGCCTATACCAATCCGGGGACTCAGCAAAACATCGTCACGATGCGACCGGCTATTGTTGCCACCACAACCAGCGCAGCCGGCGCGCTTTCTACCACGAACCAGACTGTGATTGATGGCGGTTCATACGAGAGCATTCCAGCCGTTGGCTCTCTCAATGTGCTTTCAAATGGCATCATCACCACTGCGGCGGTTCTGTCTGTTACCGTGGGCGGTCTGAATGACACGGAAAACTATATCTATCCGTCTTAACGTCCAATGAATCCACAATAAACCCGGCGTGCGTTGAATCGCCGCCGGGTTTTTTAATTGGAGACATGGAGTGCAGCTCAGCCAGTACATCACCGACACGCAATCTTTGCTCCACGACAATTTGGGGCTGCTTACGCCTGTTTCTCAGTTAACCACCTGGATCAATGAGGCAAGGCGTCAGATAGCGTACTCAACGGGATGTATTAACCTTTTGGCTACTGGCCTATCCCCAAACGGAAATGCCGCTCAGCCTGGCTCGATGGTCCCTGGTGGATTTACCCCTGGTAGCCCTCCTACCCCGCCTTTCAATACAATTGTGAACCAGGAGAAATACCCATTTTCCATGGCGCTGGCGATCATCCAGAACACCAATGCTGGCATTCAATACGTGACGGACATTACTTCCCTAGCGATCTCGTGGGGATCAATGCGGCCAGCACTGAATTACATGCCTTGGGATGATTTTCAGGCTTATGCCAGGTCATATAACTACATAGTCTCCAGCTATCCGCTTGTCTGGGCGACGGATGGCGATGGCGTGAATGCTAATGTTTGGCTTTGGCCAGTGCCAAGCCAGGCATTGGAAATGGAGTGGCAATGCAGATGCACACCTTCTCCACTTGTGACGGATAGCGATTATGATGCCATTCCTCACCCTTTCCAAAATACCGTGAAATTTTATGCCGCATATCTAAGCTATCTTGGAACACAGAGGCCGCAGCAAGCAGAAGTCATGTTCCAAATTTGGCAATCTACACTCGGACGCAGCCGTGGCGCCACAGAACATGGGCGTGTCGTAGATTGGTATAATGGTATGGGGTATTAATGGCACGTCAAAGCCAATCAGATGCGCTTGGTATTCCTCCAGGACTACAGATTTATTCATCGTTCCC